GCACGAACAATACCTATGTTCTTTGTCTCATACACTTTCGACCATGAACCAACTGTTTCCAAAACTGTTCTGCTTGGGTTAACTGTTGAAACTGCGTACTTAAGACCTACTGGGTGATAGATGTAGTGAAGATCCACTGCCATTGCTTCCTCAAGAGCAAGAATGTCTCTATCTGTTTGTGTTCTAATTGGTGCTTGCTCACCTGTAACAACTGCCCCTTGTGTAAAGAAGAATGTTGAATACTCAGTTGA